ACCAAGAACGTTGCCTTGGCCAAAAATGGCGACAACACCACACGTCAGGTGACCACAGAGCTGGCGCTTTGCTCGAAAAACGAGAAAGCCAACGGCGCGATTTACGACAACACCACATCGTAATATAATACAAGAAGGGGCGGCTTACGCCCCTTCTGCTTAACTGAGGGAATGACATGAAAAAAGTTTTAGTTGTAGGCCACAAGATCCACACATCAATCGGCAAGCTTGTCAAAGGTGATAATGCTGAACTGCCGACAGCAGAGGTTGAGACGCTTATGCGCGTTCGCCCAGATGCTATGAAAGTGATGGGGGATGTTGCCCCTGCGCCTGCACCCGCACCGACTAAGCGAGCCAAGAAGAAATAAGACATGGCGAAGATTTCTGAAATAATTGACTTTGAGCATGACCACATGGTCATCAAAAAGAAGCATGACGTCAGCCAGTCGTTAAGAGACGCGCAGGCAGCGAAAGACGCTGGCATAGGCATGTCAGGCGAGAATAGGCTTGTTGGGTTCTTAGACGGCGCTGTGCTGGCTCAGTGGCTCAAGGAAGCTGGTGTATCATGGTCTGACACAGAAGCGGCCAAGGAAGTTGTCAAGCGCAAGATGATGTCCGGCGAGTTTTCCAAGCTCCGCGTTTGGGAAGGGTCTTACTAATGGACGCTGACATGCTTTGGACGGCGGCATTGACTGCCGGATTGGGCCTGATCGGCTGGGTATTGAAGAGCGCTGTTGACGAGATGCAGCGGCTCAATATTCTGCTCAACAAGACCCGCGAAGAAATGGCGCGCGATTACGTCACCAAAGCAGACAGCAGCACCGTCATGGCGCAGATCGTTTCGCGCTTTGATCGTATAGAAGAGAAAATAGACCGCCTGATGGAGCGATGAGCCATGATAGACCCCGCCACGGCAATCATGGCAGCATCCACAGCATTCAACGCAATACGCAAAGGCTGTCAGATCGGGCGGGATCTGGAGGGCATGGCTGGCGATCTGGGGCGTTGGTCTAAGGCGATCAGCGACTTCGACTTTGCAGCGAAGCGCGTAGAAAACCCCAAGTGGTATCAGAATTTTGGCAGCGTAGAGCAGCAGGCAATGGATCTGTTCGTGCAGAAAAAGCAGCGCGAGAATATGCGCGACGAGCTGCGCAAGATGATTTCAGAAACGCTTGGCCCGTCTGCATGGCAAGAGCTGATCCGCATGGAAAACGAAATCCGGCAGAAGCAGAAGGATGCGCAGTACAAGCGCATCGAGCGCAAGGAAACGATCATTGCGTGGGCGGCTGGCCTGCTCCTGTTCCTGCTTTGCGTTGGCGCGCTGTTTGGGTTCGTCTGGGTCGCGGTGCGGCGCTGATGGCAGACGGCGTGTCAGGCATAGGCAGCGCACCGTTTAACGTGCAGTCGGACATACACCAGCAAACGCAGACGCGTGAGCGCATAGAGGCGCATCTGGTAGAGCAAAGGGTGACCAAAGAGCATAGGGCCAACCACACGCATCTGGAGGCGCTGAGGGAGCAGAAATTGGACTTAGGCAAGGGTTATGATAAGTTCGGCACTAAGACCACTGCTGACAGGCCGCAAGGCACAAACATCAACATAGAGGTGTAAGATGGAAAAGCTTTTGGAGTATAAGATCATGCCGCGTCTGATGATGCTGGTAATGACAGTGATGTATATACGCTGCATCGAGTGGGCGCTGACGCAGCCTGACCTTAGCACGCAGCAGAGTGCGCTTATTAGCGTTGTTGCCGGTGCCATGACAGGCGCATTTGCCGTTTGGCTTGGATCTGAGAAATGAACATCCTGAGCGCTCTGATCGGGCCTGCAACGGATCTCGCTGGTAAGTTCATCCAAGACAAGGATGCCGCCGCCAAGATGGCGCACGAGCTGGCCACGCTTGCCGATAAGCAGGCCCAGCAGGCCATGCTGGCGCAGATAGAGGTCAACAAAGCCGAGGCAGCCGGAAACTGGTTCCAAGCGTCGTGGAGGCCGCTTTGCGGCTATGTGTGCGTTTTGGGGCTGGCGGTAAACTTCCTGATCTCGCCAATAGCTGCGGGGTTTGGGTTCATGGTGCCGCAAGCTGACATGGGCGTGATGATGCCGGTGTTGACGGGTATGCTCGGATTGGCGGGCATGAGATCATATGAAAAGGTTAAGAGGGTAGCGAAATGAGCGTCGCGCTGAAGCTATTGCAGGAAAAGGTTGGCGTTGAGCCAGATGGCGCATATGGGCCAAATACGGCGCGTGCAATCACGAAGCACTACGGGCTTGACCGCGTTAAGGCTGCGCATCTTCTTGGGCAGGCGGGCCACGAAAGCGGCGGGTTTAAGCTGACACGCGAAAACCTAAACTATTCGGTAGAAGCCATGATGCGCGTCTGGCCGTCACGCTTCCCCGACGAGGATAGCGCCAAGCCATATGCCCGCAACGGCGCTAAGCTTGCTGGCAAGGTATATGTCGGGCGCATGGGCAATGAAACGCCAGAAGACGCAGCCAACTTTATCGGACGCGGGTTCCTACAGCTTACCGGCAAAGATAACTATAAATCATTTGCGCATGACATGCGTTTGCCGGAGGTGCTGACAGACCCGTCGCTGGTTGAGGAAGATTACGCGCTTGAAACAGCCATGTGGTTCTTCGATAAAAACGGTTTGTTCAATATCGCTGCGGGCGGCGTAAACGACGAAACGATCAAGCTTATAACCAAGCGCGTCAACGGCGGCTATCATGGTCTGGATGACCGAGCCGAGCGCACACGCCAAGCATTTAACTGGCTAACCTAGCATAGCCTCAATGCTGTCATCCATAGCCTGCCGCGTAAAATCGGCAGGCTTTATGCGTACAGTTTTGCCGCTTGGCGCGGTGCGCAGTATAAACAATCGTATATCCAGCGCCACATACGCAAATATTTGCGCATCGCCGTTTGCGCGTGTGAACATGTAGCACGGCTTACGCTCACGATCACCGCGTGGCTCAAGGGTCGCCTTGACCTGCATGGTCAACAGCTCACCAGTGGCCGACTTAACCCATAGGTCATCGTCCTGCATGTCTACTCGATGGCAGCGTATCCCGCGCTGCTCAAGTTCGGCGGCGACGAGAAACTCGCCAGCACGTCCGACGTTGATGCTGTTGGCCACAGACGGAATATACTATAAATATCATAATGTTACTACGGGCAAAGTTGCTCGCACTTATATGACCGCCAAAGCTCCTCAACGCCCCATAGCTGATCTTGCGGCATAACAAAGCACTTGCCCCTGCCTAAGTCAGTTTGCATTGCTTTTTCGACAAATGCCTTACGTGATATGCAGCCAGCAACATCCATCACATTTTCGTCATCTGTCTTTGTCACAAGCACGGCAGCGCGTGACTTAAATGCTTCAAGCGATTTAAACAGAAGCTGGCCTGTCGGGTAGAACGTAGACTTCACGTCTATGCTTATTTCGCCAAGCCAAAGATCAACGCCGTCATCTACGCCCAGCGTGTTGGGGTTATATGAAACGTCATAAAGCTTGGCGACAGCAATCTCTGAGCGTATGCCAAGGAAATCCAGATCAACGCCGCTGCGTACATCACGCTGCTGATTTACAATGCCACCGGCCCGCGCAAGTGTTGAGCGCAAATTAGCGCTTTGGCGGCAATCAGCCATATCCTTATCTGTGAGCTTGATTAGCATTATAAGGCGAACTCTTCCTGCGTGCGCAGGCGGTACAGCTGCTGGCCCTCGATGAACGACGTCTTCACGATTGTGCGCCGCTCCCGCATGGTCTTCAGCCCAATGTCGATATGGACGGCGTCTTGCTCGATCATGCTGCACAAGTCGCCCACCGACAGCTCGCTGTGCCTGCTCAGGCAGCGCTTTATCTCCTTGCGCAGCTTCTCCAGCGGCCACGGCTTATATGCATATGCGTGCATAACATCGCGCCCAATGAGCCTGCGCTTCATGCGCGCGTTCTCGATGATCGCCAATTCTTTCCAGCGCTCCAGCGGTGTTAGGCTTTCCGTCATAGCTTTTTCTCCAGCATCTCGCAGAGCGCCATAATCTCTTCGGCGCGCTGCTTGATCGTCAGGCGCTCGGGGCCACGCCCCGCGTCCATCCGCATTATGTCTGCCTTGCGCCTGATCGACATGACCAACATCAGCGGCGTTGGCTGCGTCGGCGTACTGCTGTCCTCGTCGATATGCGAGCCAACGCTGGCGCAGTCTTCCAGTTTTGATAAATCCCATTTAGCCATTTTCATTCTCCTGTGTTGGCTTGCGCTTAGGGCGAACGGTGTTTGATTTTTCTCGCTGGATAACGCATTGCACCGGCCCGTATAAATTTGCCTCATATTTTTCAATAAAGTCTGCGCATTCGTATGGCGATGAAAATACCATCAGGGCAACCCATGTTGTTTTAATCATGCTGCTTTCCATTCTACAAATAAATCACGCACCAGCTTCTTTGTCATGTATCGCATTGCACGATTATGAGCGTGGCCATCGCTATCTACACGCTCACGCTCAAGCGTTTTGCGCGTGTCATATATCCTGCGATACGGGCCAGCGTTTTCTTCTTTGCCTTGGCTCTTAAGCAGGCTGTCGCCAATCGTCCAGAATACCGAATGGCGTGACGGGCTATATCCATGCGCCAATGCCATCTCCGCATTGCTGCACTTGCGCTGCCTCTGGCCATCTATCACGGCAAGCCCAGCGCGCTTGTATATACCGTCAAGCTCCTTTTCGTATTTCATAAAGTCGCCCACCTCGCCAACAATGCCAGCCAAGCCCAGATGGCCAAAGCCTTTTACCTTATCGACAAACGTTGATACTGGCAGCTCCTTTGCCAGCCCCACAAGCCACTTTTCAAACTCGGCGCGGCTTTCTAAGAGCGGCTGCCTTGCTTCGAATAGTGGCTTTGTGGCGGCATATTCGTCTATTGTGCCTTCGCCCCTCTTCAGTTGAGCGAACAGCTTATTGGCTTCCTTGATTTCGCCGTCACGAAAGCTGCGGCAGATTGCTTTAATCTGCAACACCAGCTTTGCTTCAGCGCGAACCATGTTCTGCCTGTTGCGCCAAGTCAGATATATCTTGGCAATGGTTGGGTCTTCGTAACGTTTATCCATAATGGATCTCCTTGTTTTGTGCGAGGCGGAGGCAGAATGACATTTCTGCGTAACTTGAGTGGCCTCTGGTTGTTGGTGCGCCAGTAGAGTGGCATCTCTGCGCGCGCTGAGCGGCACCAAATAAATCGGGAGCGCGAGCTTCTTGGCATTTCTGCGTCATTTGCGTGGCTCCCTGTTGTAAGGTGGGGGTGATTGAAGGATGGCATTTCTGCGCTATGTGCTTGACCCCCTGTTGAATGGTTGGGAAGGGTGATAGCTAATCGGCATTGCTGCATGGCGCTTGTGACCCTTCCCATTGGCGCGACCAAGAGATGACATTTCTGCGGCCTTGAGGTGGCACCAAAATAAGGCGGGGGCGGTGTGACTTTGGCATTTCTGCGCAGTTCCCACGACCCCCTGTTGTAAGGTGGGGGCGCAGATCACTTGGCATTTCTGCGTGGCTCCCACGGCCCCCTGTTAAACATTATTCTACCAAAGCCTGCTCATACTCAGCTTTGACTTCGCTGATATTCCAAACATCTCTGACGACTTTATCATCAGTGACGCGGGCCTTGATGGCAGAATAGAAGCTGCGCTGCCCCTCATGGTGCTTGCTGCGGGATGTCTCGTGCATAATCGCTTGCTCAAGATCCTCGCCTGTTGCATCGCCCAAACAGATGCCGGTATTCGGCAACAGCCAACGCTCAAACATATCCTTGGCATATGCGGGTGCCATGTTCTTCAGCGACACGGCTGGCGTTGACGTCTCGCCCTTGCTCAGCACAACTTGATGCGCTGCACGTTTAAGTCGCGCGCGGTAGCCTCTGGGCTGCGCAACAACATCCAAATATGCGATGCGCTCCAAGTGGCGGCGTGTAGCCTCTTCGCGCAAAACATCGTCTTGCTCAAGCATAACCAGATATTTCTCTGATGCTTCCTTCGCGCTGCTTGATCCTTCCCAAGCCTTTTCTACGGCCTCGGATACAATCGAAATAATATTTTCTTGCTTAGTCATTACTCTTCCTCCTCTTCATTTCGCCAATCGAAGTCATCTTCGTCTTGGCATTCTGGGCAGCGCACCGTTGTCCATGCATCGCTGTCCGGCGTGTTGACGAAACTCGGCAGCTCGATGAAGCCGGTTCCGTCACAGGTCGTGCAGATCATTTGTACACATCCGCGTTGATGCTCCACAGCACCAAGGTTGCGCGCTGTTGGTTTGCGCGCTGGTTTACATGCGCTCGGCATATCTCGCCGCGTGCGTGCATGTTTTCGAGATGCTGTGAAAGCTTGCGCGGCTCAACGCCAACGACGTCAGCGATGTCTGCCGTTTCGCAGTAGGTGACGTCATCGCTCTGGAGCATCGAAATGATCTTCCGCTGGACGTCAGCCCAATCAACCTGCTTAGGCTCCTCGGTGGGAGCTTGTACGGCCTCTGCTGGCACGTCAGTCGCCAAGCCCAGAACGTCACGCGCTGCGCGGCGCTCCTGCACATATGCGGCAACCCACGGCGTGCGATGACGCTGATCCTCGACGGAGTTTTGCACGATAATACCGATGCAGATGTCATCAAGGTTTGCGTGGGCTTGCTGCAATAAACGCGGCGAAATATGTACGCTCTCGCCGTTGTCGGTGCGCACGCCAAAGCCTGTGCCAGTGTCGGTGATGTGGGTGATCAAGAATTCATGTGTATGCGTAAGGTTCATTTTGGTTTCTCCTATTAAGATTCATTGGTCATTACTTGGCCGTAATCTGACTATAATTTATCTAATAGATAGCTGTCAATAATTAATTTATATCTTAGTGCTATTGACACGATATATGTTTATCTGTAGCTGTTGCAATCAGGCTACAGAAGGAGAATGAAAATGGAGCTTCAACAGTTATTGGTTCGCGTGCGGCCAGAGGTGATTGCGGGATTGGACTTGTATAAGGACAAGACGCGCATGACAAAGGCGGCAACGGTAGAAATGGCGCTGCGTGACTTCTTGGCGAAGCACGATATTGTAGTTGAGCAACCTTTAACTGAATAAGGACTCAGCCATGAGCGACCCCGTAACCATTGGCATAGACTGCGGATATCGTACTGGCGGCGTAGCAATCATCACAGATACATGGTCTGAGGTGCATGACTTGCCGGTGTATAGCGAGGGCGGCGTAGACGTCGTGGCGCTAAACGATATTATAATGAGCTGCGATGCTGTCGATCACATATGGATTGAGCGGCAACAAGCAATGCCAAAGCAGGGCGTCAGCTCAACGTTTAAGCTGGGTTACGCGTTTGGTCAGATCACATCTACTGTTGCGCTTTCTCGCTCAAGGTTTACGTTGGTAGGCCCAGTTAATTGGAAGCGCGCGCTGAATTTGCCAAAGGATAAAGACGCGGCAAGACGTCTGGCGCAGCAATGGTTTCCTGATAGGGCGTCGGAATTAAAATTAAAAAAGCATGAGCATCGCGCAGAGGCGCTGCTGATTGCATTATATGGAAGGGGAAGGGCGTAATGGTTATGCGCAAAGACATGTCGAACGAGGCATATCATTTAGATCCGGCAATATCATCATCGGACGTAAAGACGGTCAGCAGCAAGTCGCTGGCGCATTGGAAAGGTCAGGAGCGCAAAGAAAGCGCCGTATTTGATCTTGGCACGGCAGTCCATGCGCACCTGTTAGAAGGAGAAAAAAACCTAGTCAGATGCGGGCCGGAAACAAGGCGCGGCAAGGAATGGAAGCAGGCGAAAGAAGACGCTGACAAAGCTGGCGCTGTGCTTCTGCCGGAGGCCGAATACAAGCAAAGCATAGATATGGCGCAGTCCGTATTGCAGCACAGCGTTGCGCATCATCTGCTGACGCATTCTGATCTTATTGCAGAGGCGTCATTCTTCGTGACAGACCCCGATTTGGATTTGCCGCTCAAAACACGCCCAGATGGGTTGTTGGTCAAGCAGGGCATAGCGATAGATATAAAGACGTGCGTTGATGCATCGCCAAAAGGATTCGATAGATCGCTCAGAAATTATGGCTACGATTTGCAAAGTGCATTTTATTTGCATTGCTTAAATTTAGAAGGATTACGCATAAAGCAGTTTATGTTTATTTGCGTTGAAAAGGAAAAGCCATACGCCGTATGCGTTCACGAAATGAGCGAAATGTATCTGCGGCACGCGCATAATCGCATGATGGAAACGCTCTACACCATCAAGCACGCGACAGATAACGAAGAATATGACACCGGCTGGGATGAGATAAACACCATTCACTTGCCGGATTGGATGAACGCGTCAGGCGCGTTCTAACAAATGTTACAACAGATCCCAGCGTGGGGGTGCCACGCAATCTACGAAGGAGTTGCACATGCAACATATTATCAGTAACGCCGTTGCGCGTTATCCACGACTAAACGGCACATATAAATTCGACAGCGGCGAAATGCGATCCGTGAAGTGCGATGCATTAGACGATGGTGCCGCCTATGACATGTCATTTATTATGACGCCGGATCAGGCCAAGCAGCTACATTCTTTATGCATGGAGGCGTATAACAACGCCGCATCGATGGATAACAAAAAGAAATGGCCGGAAAAGCCGTCAAACCTGCCATATAAAAAAGGCGATGATGGCGAAATAATCGGCAAGGCAAAGCTAAAAGGCGCATATGGCATGGAAAAAACCAGCCCGCCGCGTCAGGTAGATGCTCAGCGCAATAAGCTGCCGGATGACTTTATGCTGACGTCAGGCAGCAAGGTAAATGTGGCCGTAACGCTGGTGCCGTATAACACTGGATCAATCAACGGCATCAGCTTGAGATTGCGCGCTGTGCAGGTGCTTGAATTGGCCGAGCTTCAGCACGGCGTTGATCCATTCGATGCTGTGATCGGGGGCTACACAGCCGCAGCAAGCCCAGCGGCAGATGATCCGTTTGCATTGCCGCCAGCAAGCCCAGCGCCTGCCACGGCAGCGCCTCAATCGGCGTCGGATTCATTCGATGATGAAATACCCTTTTAGGACATAAAAAAGCCCCGCCCGAGCAGTGCGAAACCTAATCGGGCGGGGCAACCATGAGGAGAGGTATGCACGATTATGTTAAGCAATTTAAAGCAGGATAGCAAGTTCCCCACCGCGCATTGGGCCGAATGGGGTAACGAGATAGTCAAGCTCCTTAACCTAAAGCAGACAAGTAAGGGCGAGCATCATGGGGCATGTCCAAATTGCGGCGGCAAAGACAGGTTTTGGATAAAGGAATTTAACGGCGAGGTCATGGTTAATTGCAGGCAGTGCAATGATTTTAAGGCCATACAAGAAGCATTGCGCAGCCAAGGATTATGGCCGGACGCAAATAAAATGCCTGATCTTGCAAGGCCGCAAAATAAAGCCATAGAATGGCCAGCGCAGGGGGAACAAATAATGCCGGAAATCGAGCAAGCGCAGGAAGCGCCAGACGCGGAAACGCACCCGTATCTCGTACGGAAAAACGTACAGCGTCACAACGCTATTATTGACGGGCCTGATCTGCAAATACCAATCATCGATGTGACAGGCAGACGCCAAGGCGTGCAGTTCATAGATGAAGACGGCAAAAAGAAATTTTCGTATAAAATGCCGGTCGCTGGTAATTTCTCTGTGATCGGTGGGCCAATCAGGGATTTTGCATATATAGCGGAAGGCTGGGCAACGGCGGCAAGCATTGCACAAGCAACGGGCAAGCCGGTCGTATTTGCGCTAAACGCGGGCAATATTCATAAGGTCGTGGCCGGTCTTAAAGAAGCCAAGCCAAACGCAACGCTGGTAGTGGCAGGAGATAATGACGAAGCTGGCATAAAAGCAGCGGAGCAAGCATTTGCTGAGCATGGCGTTGAGTATATTTTGCCGCCAAACGAAGGCACAGATTTTAACGATCTTTGGGTTACGCAAGGGCCGGAGGCCACACGTAAAGCACTAACCGTGCATAACTTGCTGGACGAGGTGTTTTTCCCAGAAGATGCGCAGGCCCAGCTTTCAAGAAATTATCTGGTCAAGAAATGGCTGGGTGAAGGGCAAATGTCTGTCCTATATGGGCCAAGCAACACAGGCAAATCATTCTTTGCGCTGGATATGTCGTGGCATGTGGCGGCAAGCCAGCCGTGGAACGGGTGCAAGGTGCAAGGCGGCAGCGTGTTATATTTAGCAACGGAAGGCGGCAATGCGTTTCATAATCGGATTGTTGCGCTGCGCCAGAAATACCCTGAGCATAAAGACGTCAAGCTGGCTGTCAGGCCGTCGCCGGTCAATTTGCTTGACCCAAATGCGGATCTTGAAAAGCTGGCCAAGCTGGTGCGTGAAGTATCGCGCAAGCATGGGCCGGTGCGCATGATTGTGGTGGATACATTATCGCGCAGCATGGCAGGCGGAAATGAAAATGCGCCGGACGATATGACCAGATTTATCGGCAATGTGGATGCGCTGCGCCAAGTAACGCTGGCGCATATTATGATCGTACACCATAGCGGCAAAGATAAAGCAGCGGGCGCGCGTGGCCATTCAAGTTTGCGCAGCGCAACGGACGCAGAAATTGAGCTAGATCATGATGCGGAGACCGGCATTCGATACGCGATAGCCACAAAGCAGCGCGACATGGAAACCGGCGCAAGGTTTGATTTTGTGCTGGACGTGATCGAGCTAGGGCAAGACGAAGACGGCGATGCCGTCACAACTTGCACCATATCAGAGGCCAGCGCAGAGCAAATAGAAGAAGCCAGCAAGCCAAAGATCACCGGCAAAAATCAGCTATTGCTCAAGCGTTGCTTTGCGCAGCTGCGCGGTGAACGCGTCGGGCAACCAAACCCAGCAGGCGCAGGATTCCCAGAAGCAAGCGCATACTGGACGATTGACGAAGAAGTTTTGCGGGATCATTTTAGGGGTAAAATTACCGGCGCAAGTAATCCTTGGCAGTCGTACACAAGGGCGCTTGATGCGCTAATTGCAGGCGGTCATGCGGTGCAAAATGAGGGTTTAGTGTGGTTTACGGCAAAAGATGGGCGCGTGAGGGATTAGGCGGCAAAAATAAACGGCTTAACATTTAGTAACGTTTTGCAGGTTCAATGAAATCAATAGGTTAGGTGTTAAAATGGTAGTGAATGTTAGTAAATGTTAAGTCTATGCTAATAACTTTGGCTAAATGCTCTGCTAACTACCATTCTTAACAAAACCCTATAGGGTTGTTAAGAATGGTAAGTGATGCATAGCTGCGGTTTTGCTAAGGTAAAATTTAGATGAATAAAAAGGGTTTGGAAAAATGGTTGGATCGTATGTTTGCCGAGGGTAGAGCGGTGACTTACCCTTGCGGGCATTTTGTCGGGCGTGAATGGTGCAAGTCATTTAATGAAAAACTTGCAAGCTGCTTAACGCTTGCCGAATTGGAAGGGTTCGCTAACCGGCGCAGGTTTGATCCAAGCTTGCCGCGCTGGACGGCAGCAGAGCGCGCAGAAATATTGAAGCGCAAAATTAAATTGGAAAAGGGGAAGCGAAAATGAACACAGATACGACACGCGGCAAGGTGCTTGCGAAAGCAAGCACGCTGGTGCATGGGTCACGCAATCGGGATTACGGTCCACCGGAGGAGAATTTCCAGCGGATTGCGGTCATGTGGAATGCGTATATCGCGGGAAAGGAAACGCTAACCGCGTCTGACGTGTGTATGATGATGGGCCTGCTCAAGATAAGCCGCGTATCGCATCAGGTGGACGCGGATGGATTCGTGGATTTGGCGGGATATGCTGCGCTGGGCGCGGAATGTGCTGGGATAGATCTGGAAGATGGCGACTGGAAGCCCGTAGAGGGGCCATAGAGGCGCGAAACGATGCGTCGGGCTAGGGTGGGTGCTGAATTTGATTTATGCGGCTCTGTTCGGGGTTTTATGGGGCTTGTCTGTTGGACATAACTGGCGTAGGTTTTGTCTAACGTAGTTTCCTCCCTGTCTACGTTTGTCGCGCCTTGACTGTTCTAACCTCATATCAGCGACATACTGGACCATGTAAGGCAAAAGCTTTGCATGGTCTTTTTTTTGGGATAGCGTGGGCGAATGATAAAGCTAACGCTGATAATGCCGGTTGAAGATAGCGAAGACGCGGAAGCTGAATTGGACGCGCTGGCAGAATATATTGAAGAACGCCTGACTGACGGGTCAAGCGTTCAACAAATTGCGCAAAGCATGGTGGAGGCTTTGGCAGGCTTGGCTGACGATGACGTCAGCGCAATGCTGCATTAATCAGATTTTGCTGGACGTCCACGCGGCGCAGGCGGCCATTTTATATCATGCTCGGCAAAGCGTTCAAGCTGCCAACTGTCGGGTGTGACGTCAAAGAATATATTTTGCAGCTCATGGTAAGCGCTTTGCAGCTTGGCCACGTCCGAAACGTAAAGATCGTTACATTCGTTAAGCATCCAGACGCAATTCTGCATTGCGTCGAATGATTTTTGCAGCGCCTCGCGTTGATCTTCCTGCAGCGCGTCAAGAAACTTTTTACGCGCCGCCATGCGGTTGGCTTGGTTCTGAAAGGTTTGTTTTTCGCTAGTCATGGTTTATGCTCCTGTTTTGACGGTGGTTGCGATAAGTCCGTGGCGGGTCATTGGGTGGCCTCATAGGGAAATTCGAAACCCCAATATCTAGCGTTATCTTTAAAGGTTGCTTTAGTCATTGGATAGTTTGCGGAGGCGTCACGTTGATTTGCTTTGCGTTGCTTAATGGCGGTTTCGTTTGTCATTAAGCCATCACGACTGAAGCGGCAGCTTTGCAGTTCTTTCATCCAAGGTTTTCTATTGGTGGTCATGGATCAAACTCCTGTTTTGGTTAGTTGGTGTTCGTAGATATCGAACGTGGTGGGGTTGCCCGTCTTACTTTCGCGGGCCGATACTTCGATAGACGCCGCGCCAGAAAGCGACATTTCGTCATCAAAGCTATCGTTCATGATCGTATAGCATTGCAGCCAATCGATCTGATGGGAATCATTAGCAAGCTCGTTCCATTGGTTGGCAATGGCTTGCGCTTGCGCCGGTGTGTACTGATAAGAAAACATTTAAAAAACTCCTGACATAATGGCCGCGATGATTGGCACGGCAAAGAGGATTACGCCGCCCGCGATGTCATGCGGGCGAATTGATTTAATAATTGCGATAAGCTCTTGGCGGGTCATTGTGTGGCCTATCCGTGCGCTTTATGTAGAATCAAATTACGCTTGCCGGTAAGCTTGCGGCCAATGGCTAAAGCTGCGTCTCGTATAGCGCTTTCACCCATGCCGCCAAAACGCTTGTTTAAAACAACCC